ATTAACACCAGAACCAACAGAATTAAAAACACCGACACAAAATATTAGAGAGTTCTTAGACTTATCGAATCTTCCCAAGCAGAACGATCAGTTACCTCAACCAAGACCACAAAACTTGACTCAAGCACCGCCGACAGTGGAGGTGACTGAAAATAGAGCCGTGAACGAATTGTTAAGACCCTCTCCAGAAAATAGACAGATCGCAGCCTTCTTAGGTGGTGATCCAGAAACTATAATAAAAAATATGGAAATAGCTAGGAGAACTGGATGAGTAGATTATCACCACATTTTACAATAGCAGAGTTTGTGAAATCACAAACGGCAGAAAGAAAAGGTATAGAGAACACACCTGGAGACAAACAAGTAGTGGCTATGATGGCACTGTGTGAAAATGTTCTTGAACCTATTAGAACTCACTTTGATAAACCAGTTGTTATTAATTCTGGATATCGCAGCGCAGCGTTATGTCGAGCCATAGGATCAAAAAGCACGAGTCAACACTGCAAAGGTCAAGCTGCTGACATAGAGATACCAGGTATTGCCAATGCAGAATTGGCACAATACATAGCAAACGAATTAGATTTCGATCAACTAATATTAGAATGTTACGACAGAGCCAAGGGCCCAAGCTCTGGTTGGGTACATGTATCTTATGTTGGTGACGCAAACAGAAAAGAGTCACTGACATACGACAGAGCAAATGGTTACAGAAGAGGTTTGATTTACGCATAGATGTCCACATTAATTGTAAACTTACCTTCAATAGATGTATGGGTTCGTAAAGAGTATTTAAGAGATGGCGAAGATGGACACGGAGAGTTTGTAAAAGGTGTCTGGGTTACTGCGAAATCTATTCCAGGTCGAGCTTTCTATTTTGAAACTTATCTCCCTGACTACGGTGCTCTTTATGATAAACTCCCTATTTCTGCTTTTACTGTTGAACCAGAGACCCCGACTCCTGATATGGATCTTTATAATCTCCAGTTTTGGAATTGCATGGATTATGGGGTGGTGGCAGTTAGCAAACAGTTCATAGGATCGATGGACTTTGAAGTTTATACAAGAGATCATGGTATCGTAAAAGGATCTTACGTTTGCACTTTAGATAACTATCACGAGAATATAAATACGGTAGATTATTCAACCAGTGAGAAACCAGCAGAACACAAATCATTTAATTTATTAGAATTAGATAACGGACAGTTCTGTCTATATCCGAACAACAGAATGAGAGTGTATGACAACTCACTAACACCAGACGAGCCACTGCAGCCAGACTTTAAAGTTAGCACAGAGATATATCAGGTTGAGAACGGACAAAAGTTCAGACTCGGAGATACAGACGAGTATTTTTGGAAGGCGAAAGATGAATGATAGAGTTTCTTCTGGTCTTTATGCTCAACGAAAGAGTGATAGATCAGACACAAAGATTTGAAAATATTAACAGTTGTTTGTATTTTGCAAGACGTTTGAACAATCAACCAGATGTTCCACTACCAGATGGTGAAATCGGCAAAATCACTGCATATTGCAAACCTGTCAGAAAAAAATAGGCTCTCAGATCGCCACACAGAGCCGAAACAAAGTGTCCGTGTGTGATTATACCCTAGAAACACCTTTGTTTTTGTAGGTTTTTGTATTGTCCACTATCCAACTTCTCCCCAATTTGACCCCATTTCAGCGTCTACATCAAAGGGAATTTTGAGTTCTGGTACACAATTAGACATAATATCTTTGATTTGTTCTATTTGTTTGTCGTTTTCAATATTAAAACACAATTCATCGTGCACTGTTAGCATTGGTGTAAGACCAGCATCGTAACAATCGACCATGGCTTTCTTAGTTTGATCTGCACTTGACCCTTGGATTAGTCTATTTAGTGCTTTGTATGTGAAAGCTCTTCTAATTCTACCCTTGCCACCATACTCATCGATGGCTTCTTTCATAGGTAATGCTCTGTTGTATTGATAAGATATAGGCTCGTACATATTGAATCTACATTTACGGCCCAACCAAGTTCTGATTACACCACTCTGTGATGCTTTCTTTGTTGTCTTCTCTGATATTGATTTTAGAAACGGAACTTTATCATTATACTTATCTAAAAGAGCAGTGGCTTCATCTACAGATAGATCAAGAATGTTTGCTAGTTTACCTTTACCCATTCCATACATCAATCCAAGATTCACAGTCTTCGCTTGTTTTCTTGGTATACCTGCTATGTCTGCAACGATCTGATGAAAGTCAGCTTCTCCTTTTTTATACAAAGCCACAACGTCATCTATCTGTGGATGTCTATCAAAGCCAGTCAATGTAGCACAGTAATGTACTAACCATCTTGGTTCTTGTGAGGCATAGTCAAAAGATCCCCACTTTGCTCCTTCTTCTGGAATAAATAATCCTCTAATAAGTTTCTTTATATATGGATCTCTTGCAGGTATTTGTTGCAAGTTAGGATTACTTGAGCTAAATCTACCAGTAACGGTTCCCCCGCCGTCAGAACGTAAAGGATGAAAGTCACAATGTATTCTGCCCTTGTGAGAATGTTCAAGAATTGTATCGATAAAAGTCGTATTGGCTTTATTAACTTCCCTTATCTTTATAATCTTTTTCGCAATGGGATGAGGATGATTGGCAAGAAACTGTTTTGTAAACGCGGGGGCCCCGGACTTTTCTGTGCGAGAATACGCAAGTCCCATAGCATCAAAGACCTTTGCTACAGATGTAGCGACCCAAGGTTCTATCGTAACTCCAGTTTCTTTGACTATCTCATCTACAAGTGATTTTTCTAACGTAGTTAATTCTTTCTTAACTTGTTCTGCTTTGTTTAAATCCACTCGTACACCTGTTGTTTTCATATCTAAAAGCAAAGGTGTAAGTCTAGTTTCTAATTCAAAGATACCACTACACTCTTCTTTGGTTATATCTTTTCTCAACACATCCCAAAGTTTCAAAGTTATGGCAGCATCATGTTCTGCATAAGCACCAACATAACGAGGTGGTAGTTTCCACATACCAGACTTTGGATCTACACCAAACTCTTCGGCTGCACTTTTAAGCATCTTCTCATCTTTGTATGTACCGAGATGATCTCCAGCTAACGAGTTTAAATTGTAGTATCTTCTGTTCTCATTTAACAAAGGCGCTGCAACCATGGTATCTCTAATCTTGCCTTTGACTTCTACACCCTCTGCTCTAAGCCAACCGAGATCATACAGAGCATTATGGAATACGAATGTTTTAGTTGTATCCTTACACAAGTCTGTCATCCACTGTAGAACAACTCTCCTTGGCATGTTGCCTACAGTGTGTGCTATTGGAAAATACCAAGAACTATCTCCCGCAGCGACTGCTATACCTATGATGTGTCCATCTTTTCTACACCAACCAGGTCCTAACTTTATCAAGTTTTCATCTTTAGTTTCTAAATCGATAGCTATCGTATCGTATTGAGAAAGATCTGGTATAGTTTGAGGTGGTGTCCAATCAGAGTCCACATTACCCCATGCTACGTCTTTTATGTCTTGTTCCAATAAATGGTATTGGTCACTTGTCATTTATAATTTCTCCACCTAATGCAGCGTAGCCGATAATATCAACCCAACTGTCATCGTGTTCTATCGTTTCTGCTAGTCTGGCTAGTTTTACACCAACCATACAAGCCACAACTTCTTGTGCCGTAACTTCTCTGTCTAATATAACAGACCATATTCTTGCTATTCTTTCGTGATTAAATTTAGCAGGCCCATACTCTTTAGCTCTCGGTCCGTTTATCAGTTTCTCTGCTTGATCTAGAAAGTATTTTCTGTTTTTGTTTGTCAAAAGGATTCTCCGTTGTTGTTCTTATTAGTTTACATTGATAATGAAGATAGCTATCCCAAAAAACTTTACCACTTCTATAAGGTGCTTTTTGTAAATACCATTCTTTTTTCATAATTCAAATCCAAACTGTCCAGATTTTTCTATTATGTGTAACTCCTTCTTTGCTCTCGTTACACCCACATACCAAACTCTCCTCTCAGCATCTTGATCTGGACTTTCTACACATGCCTTCGTTGAGTCTAGCAACAATGCTACATTATCAGCTTCTCCACCTTTTGCTCTATGGATTGTAGATACACGGATCCTAGGATCTGCCGAAAGAATTTTTTCTCCTCTCTTTCTTACAGACACTATGTACGCAGCGACTTGTTCTGATATCTTCAAGACATTTTGCCATGTTACAAAGTTATTTACGTCAAAGCCACATAATCTTTTAAGATCTGTTAATGTGTATTCTTGATCCTCTGACAAGGAAAACATTAGTTTTCTACCCGATTTTGTTATATGTTTTGGATCAATTAGTTTTGAAAACGGTCTGAGTAAATCAGCAGGCACTGATGCTCCCCTCTGTAATTTTAGCCAGACTTCTATTGCCACTAAGACATTAACAGATACAGACCATCCTTCGCCCTCTCTCCAGAATACATAACCTTCTTCTCTTAATTTATTGCAGACTTTATTAGCGATGTAGTTTGTTCTTGTAAGTATCAACCACTCTCCCTCTGTCATATCAACATCAAGAATGTCATTATGCCATGTAACAAGTCCCTTTTCTTTTGTTGGTTTCCACGATTTGTTTTCTCGTTTAGTGATTTGATCGGTTAATCCTTGAGCAAAAGCAAACGGATGTTCTGGAACACGATATGACTTACTTAATACATATTTAGTTTCACTAGCATTAAGAAAATTATTTACATCAACACCCATCCAAGAATATATTGCCTGGTCGTCATCCCCCGCGTAGTAAACTTTGTTTGAGTTTGGGACAAGAAC